ATTCCGGCTTAGGTTATCCCTAAACTGGTATATTGGTTTCCGTGATGATATTGTATATTTCAGTATCATCTAGAGAGTCGAGAGTATGGTCTCTCATGTAATCTTCTAATGCCAAGCAAGCATTAAGGGTTTTCATGATAATCAACTTTTCTAACTTAATTGCTTTCTTACTTTTGGGGTTAACCTCAATAGAAAGTATATTTAAGTTAGGAATGATGACCTCATTGACTGATCCGAACATGAACTTACGTTCATTTTCGAATGTAACCACTTTCTGATATGCTAATAGCAACTGGTCTAATCTATTATCCAGTGCTATTGCTATCGGAGAGTGGTTTCTTACAGTCGACCCTGGTGCTAGTCCCGGGATTTCCATCTTATTTAAAATATCCCACTCTTTTTGAGTGGAATTTTGTAAGATTTTGATCTCACCTCTTAGCTTTTTACAAGCTATAGAGAGATAAACAAGTTGGATCTGTTTAAGATTCAATTTGGTTATCTGAGCCCATGTAGTTTTTACCTCAGACTCAGTCTGAGATAAACATGATGAGCCCATATCCTGTTCTTTTAAAGGAACAGGGGAACTGTTGAGATCAATAAACTGTTGGGGGTTTATACCTTTTATAAGGCATAAATCCTCCACCAGAAGACTAGTCGGAGTTTTATTAAGTGATCTAGAAGATCTCTTGCTAATATGGTTACATGTTTCTCTTATGAGAGACATATCCTTTAACAAGGATGTAATCATCTTCACAGGTGCAGGACTGATTTCAACTCCCTTGTAGAAAATTCTTTTGCAAAATTCAGCTGACTTTCCAGTCAGTGATTTTTCAAAAGATATATTTACACCAAGTTGTTTTATGGTGGAAATATATTTTTCTGCAAGGGTTTTCCCTTTTATCACAATGTCATCCCCTAATAGATAATAATCTAAAGGGGAATTGGTAACTTTTGCACAATAACGAACCACTAAGTGGTGAGTTAAAGCAAAAGTTGGCCATGATGACAGTGATCCTAAGGGTTGCCCAACAGACCATTTATAAGGTTTTCCTTTATAATGGAATTCTCTATTGGACATGAGATCAGCCCATCTTTCTCCGTATTCCCCATCTTGGACAAGATTTTTCAATAACCTCTTTTGAAGAGATATTGGAAACCTGTCTGTAGCAGACGACAAATCCAGTGAATAGATCTCATCAGAGATCATAGTCCACTGTTTTATATCGTCTACTCCCTTGCTTTGATTGAACGTACAATCCTGAGGGATTGTCCGTAAAATTTTAGCAAGTTGATGGTGAAGAGGGCTGAATGCGCATTGAGTCCAGTAATCAACAATGGCAAAGACTCGGTCCTTGCCACCCCCTTCTATCTTTACAGATAGTCGGGATAATTTTGAATTATTGAACTTAACACATTCAGATAAAACTAAATTTAAAGAATCTAGGAACTTATTAGTTCCTTCTTCTTGG